CATTTTTAATATAGATTCTTCTATTATGTATTTCAAATATCTCTCTACCTAACAAGTCATACCTTTTCCCGTCATCAACAAGGTTTGGTTTTAATTCAGCAATTCCTAGTGGTTGTGCCGATATAGCTTCCCATTGATATGAGTTTTGGTTATATACTAATGAATCACATTTAGAACAAGTATATGTCATTCCATTTATATCTATAATTACATCATAACAAACCTTTAATGTATCAGTTAAAGATACCTGTCCGAAACTAGCATTTATTCCTGAGCCTGAATAACACATATTTGCATTACATACTTGCCAACTCCAAGTTACTGTACCTGGAATATTTGTTATTCCCGTTATCGTAAGTGGATAATTAATTGTTGATGATGTTGTATATGATATTGAATCACAGTAATTTATTTGTGCTTGTGTTTGTAGTCCAAGTGCGACTAATAAAATTAAAATTATTTTTTTCATTATAAAGGCATTAAAAGATTAATAGGGAGTGTTCCATTATTCAAGACGACTGAGCAACCGATTGATTGCTTCTTAAAGTTTTTAGCGTAAGCTGCCGCATAAGTAGTACAGTCCACTCCACATCCGACCTGCATTCCAAAGACTCTGTACTTCTTTCCGCAGAACCATTGAACATAAGCTAACGTATGTGTATGCCCACAAACAGATGACATCATATTGTTTTTAGCTTTAGCTGCTGCCTGTCCTCCTTCTCCGTGTTCGTAAAGAACATTATCATAAGCAATAGACTCGCACCAATTCCAATTAGGAGTTCCTAAGACATCATTGTAAGACCTTATCCAAGCAGCAGGAATACCACCTGTCATAGCTTTACGACTAGCCATCCTGTCGTGATTTCCAATTAGTACGTCCACAGGAACATTCTCAAATGCCTTGTACCACTCACGCACCTGCTTAATAGCCAGTTTTAATTCATTACCTGCTGACATCCCATCTGGGTCTGGCTCGTGATATGAGAATCCGTGTGCATCGATTATATCGCCTATGAAAATTACTTGATTGCAGTTAAAGGTTTCGTACTGCTCTAAACACCAATCAAGGTAGCCGTCTAAACAGAAGGGTAAATGCAAATCTCCAATAACTAAGATGTTTCTAGTTTCAGATTCTCGCAATTTCTGTAAGGCAGCTACCTCGTGGGGCTTAAGTCTGTATCTTTTATTTTCCACTATCCGCAATCCCCTGTCCGACTACTAATGTCAAGGCTGCATAGAATAAATTTGTTGCTGTTGCCTCATCTACTCCAAGATAAGTTACAATAATAGGAACTACAATAGAAGCTACTGCGTACCAGAATTTTTTGCTTTTAAACATTGTTGCAATTAACCATTTTTTCATTTTATTTGTTTTTTAGTTATTATAATGTGTAAGATAGTCCTACATTGAAAGAGCCTTCATCATCTCTTGTTGTATAGTTTGGTTCTATATAAAGGTTGTTATAAACCTTAACTGAGATTCCAATACCTAAAGTCATATTGTCTGTTGCATCTTCAGTTGGCATCTGAGCTGATAAATATAGGTCATTAGATATATTGTATCTTCCTACAAAATCATAGTCATCACCATTCTTTTGAACACCTACCATAAATTTGTCATTCACTTGATAGCCAACTCCAATACTATTTGTAAAATTCTCCACCCCCCAAGAAGTACTATCAGAAGGTTGGTCAATATTACTCATCACCCTTACTTGTGCTGAAGCACTTAGGAAAAATAATGCTACTACTGTTGTTAAAATCGTTTTTTTCATTTTATTTGTTTTTGATTATTAAATTAATATTTGTTCCGCCTAAACTAACTATTTCTTTCATTAACAACTCCATGGCGAGTCTGGAGTTTTTAACAAGGTCTTGTTCAGTTCCAATCCCAACTAGAACGCAACCGCTTGTATCTTTTGCCGAGTTTCCGATATGGAATAAGATGTAATCTCTATTAGGCACATCTTGTACTAATAAGTGTAAGTAATCTCTAGTAGCTGATTCTTTAGCTGTTCTGAGCCTGACCTTGTACTGCCCCTCAGGAATACAACTTACACTTCTTTGATTATTAATATAGGGGTTTTCTAAAGTATCACAAAGCCATTCCCCGTTTAAAT